CGACTGCGAGTTAAGCCTACTGGTGACAACTGGAAAATGGCTGTGGCGGTAGATGTTGAAGTTATCCCGATGGGGTCTCGATAATGTTTAGGCTTCTTCCGATATTCGGTTCAGACCCGAGGGCTACCGCTGAGATAGTTAACGGGATTATGAATGGCAAGACGAACAATCACGGGACTGTTACGCTTGCCACGGGAAACGCCACGACCACAACTTTGACTGACGAGCGAATCAGCCCAACGACAAAGATTATTCTGATTCCCTTCTCGTCTGCGGCTTTTACTGACTCGACTCCTTACGGGGCTTTTCAGGATTCCACCGACCAAACAGCGGCCTCAACTACGACAGCTTATGCGGTAACTTTTAACACCACAGACTTTTCTAACGGCATTTCTGTTGTTAGTAATTCTCGGATTACCGCTAAAAGTTACGGAATCTACAACGCACAATTCAGCCTTCAGTTCGCCAATACTGACAGCCAGATTCAGGATATTGATATTTGGTTTACCAAGAATGGCACGAATATAGCCAACTCAAACAGCCGTTTTTCTGTTCCTAACTCTCATGGTGGAACTGATGGGCATTTGATTGCTGCCCTGAATTTCTGGATTGAACTGAACGCAAACGACTATTTTGAGCTAATGTGGCGTACGACTAGCACATTGGTTTCTATCCAACAGATTCCAACCCAGACAAGTCCAACAAGACCCGCTACGCCATCTGCGATTTTGACTGTGAACTTTGCCTCGTCAAATGGGACAAATGCCGCAGGGGATTACGGGGTTTACGCAAGCGCCCAGACTAAGGGAAGTGCGACCTTAACCCACTTTGCAAACTCAACTTCCGACAAAACTTATGCTTACATTTTGGTAGGCTAGTGTATATAATTGGCTCCGTGGATGACCCGCCTCGGAGTCCCTTGAAAGAAAGGTGCTTTTATGGCAATCGAAACCGCAACAACATCATCCACAACACAGATTGACCCAACAGTTCAGCCGTTCATAAAGTACGGCCTAACAGAGGCGCAACGCCTTTACCAAGCTGGTGGGCCTCAGTTCTTTACAGGTCAGGGTTATGTTGGCCCATCACAGGCTACCCAAACAGGTTTAGCGGCACTTCAAGCCAGAGCCGCTGCTGGTAGCCCTTTAACTGGTGCTGCACAGAATCAACTTTACGGAACGATTCAGGGTGATTATCTTGGTGGAAATCCTTTCTTTCAGGGTGCTTTTCAACCTGCTGCACAAGCCGCTACAACTCAGTTCAATAAAGCAATTGGTGACATTTCGTCAGCCGCTTCAAAGGCTGGTCGTTACGGCTCTGGTGCAATGACAAACCTTCAGAATCAAGCTGCCACTACTTTGGCAAATAGTCTGACAGGCACAGCAGGACAATTGGCTTATCAGAATTACGCCGCAGAGCGTGCTCGTCAGCAATCAGCAACAATGGCGGCTCCTGAATTGGCTCAAGCTGATTACGCAGACATTAACAAGATGTTGGCAGCAGGTCAGTTTGGTGAAGGCTATGAACAGCAAGCACTAGAGGCGGCTAAACAGAAGTTTGCTTACGAGCAGAATCTGCCACAAGCACAACTCCAAACCTACTTGTCGAATATTGGTGCGGTTCCAAGAGGAACAACCTCAACATCACAAACGCCTTTCTACACTAACCCTCTGGCGACAAACCTCGGAACAGGTTTGTTAGGGCTTCAGCTTTTGAACAAAGCCTCTCCATATCTTCAGAGTGGTTACAACTTCTTAACTGGTGGTGGTTCGTCATACACAGGTTCAAGCGACCTTGACCGTTTGATTGGATTAGCATAATGGCATTACTTGATTCACTTTTTGGACAAACCCCAAGCTACTATGGTGGCTTGTTGGGTGAAGATGAGCTTTCTCGCTTACGCCAACAGGCTCAAGAGCAAGGAACTCTGAACACAGCAATGGCGCTACTCCAAGCGGGTGCGCCTAGCCGTACACCTGGCGGTGGCGCTTTGGCTATCGCACAAGGTCTGCAACAAGGTCAACAGGCTTATCGTCAGGCTTTGAACCAAGGCTTGCAAGAAAAGATGGTTGGTCTGCAAATTGGCGAACAAATGCGTAAAACGCAAGAAGCACAGCGTATGCGTGAAATGTTCCCTCAAGTTTTCCAAGTCACTCAAACGCCAGAACAACTCACAATGTACGGACAGCCAACACAAGGCGTTATCCGTGATGATGAGGGTAATTTGATGCCTGGCGGTGGCGTAACTCCAGCAAGGCAAAATGTTTCCATTGATACCAACAAATTGGCTGCTTTAATTAGTCAGTCAAGCAATCCTTTGGAGTCATTGGCAACAGTCTCTAAATTGATTCCTGATTTGCGTAAGGCTGGACTTACTGGCGGCATGACACAAGGAGAAAACCCATTCTCTGTTTATGCAAATGACCCAACTGTTCCGACAGCTTTGCGTCAAGTTGCCGCAAACTACCAACAAAGCTACGCCAGAGGTTTGATTGACCAAGAAACTGCTGACAAGCGTTTGGCTGACTTGGGTGCTCGGGTTCAGTCTGCTCAACAATTCCAACAATCTCAAGCTGGATTAGAGGAACAACGCAGAGCTTCAAATTTGTTGGCTCAAGGACAGCAAGCAATTAGCGGAATGATGGCACAAGAGAAGCTGGATGCGGCAAAAGAAAAGCGTGAGCTTGCCGCTACAACTAAATCTGAAGCCAAATCACAACTTACAGACATTGTTGGTTCTTTGAAGAAGAACTACGAAACTCTGAAAGAGCAAGGCGGCATTGTTAGCACCTCTGAGTCTGGAATCGGAAACATTGGCGCTCGATTGAGTTCTTCTGGTTTGGGTCAGGCTATTGGCGGTGCTGTTGGTGCTAGAACTCAAGAAGAACGCCAAAAGATTGAGCAAACTCGGCCTTTGTTGCTGAACTTGATTAAAAACGCCACAGGCATGAGCGCACAGCAAATGAACTCTAATGCCGAAATGCAACTTTACTTGAACGCAGCTACAAACCCACAACTAAGCTATGAGGCCAACTTAGAAGCCTTGAAGAACTTAGACAGTTTGTATGGTTTAGGTGTTGTTGCTAAAGACATTGAGAAAGAGCTAAAGAATCCCGCCAAGCCTTCTGGCCCATCTAAAAGTTCTTGGAAATAAATATGGCTGATATTACAGTTTCTTTTGCTGACGGAACATCTCATATTTATGAGAACGCACCAGATTCTCTGAGCCGTGACGATGTTTTAAAGCGTGTTTCTAGCGACTTTCCAGATAAGCGTGTAGAAGGCTTATCCCGTGAGTCTTACAAGGAAATGGGCGCACTTGATGTAGCAACAAAAGCAGTTAAAAACCTGCCATCGTCAACAGCCAAAATGGTTGGGGACATTGTTTCTGCTATCTCAAGCCCACTCCAAACAGGCAAGGCCATTCTTGATGTTGGTGCTGGAACTTTGCAAAACATTCTCCCTGAAAGTCTTGTTAAGGCTATCGGAGAGGATAAGCCATCACGCCAAGCCGCAAGCCAAGTGGCTCAAATGTATGTTGACAAGTATGGTTCAGCAGAAAGCGCTAAACGAGCGATTGCTACTGACCCTGCTAGTGTCATGGCTGACATTTCAACCATCTTAACTGGTGGCTCAATGGCTGCCGCAAAAGCCCCGCAAGTGGCTTCTGCGCTATCAAAAGCAGCTACTGCTGTTGACCCTTTGGCTTTAACTGCAAGAGGCGCTACTGCGGCTGTAAAAGGTGCCGGCGGTGTTGCTGAAAAGGTTTTAGGCGTTACCACAGGTGTTGGTACTGAGCCGATTACACAGGCTTTTAAGGCTGGTGTGGAAGGTGGTCAGCGTGGTCAACAGTTCTCGCAGAATTTGCGTGGAACTGCCGACATGATGGAAGTTTTGGATATTGCAAAACAGAATCTTGACCAAATCCGTCAAGACCGTGGCGCAACATATCGAGCAAACATGGCAAATATCAAGGGCGACAAAACCGTTCTTGACTTTGCTGGTATTGATAAAGCGCTTGGTGAGGCTTTTGACAAAGTTTCTTTCAAAGGCCAGATTAAAAACCAAGAAGCTGCCACCAAATTGTCAGAGGCTCAATCCATTATTGACGATTGGAAGAAACTAGACCCTGCTGAGTATCACACCCCTGAAGGTATTGATGCTCTGAAGCAAAGCGTGGGGCAGATTCTTGAGGGTTTACAACCTCGCACAACATCAGACACCGTTGTTAAGGGCGTTTATAACTCAATCAAAAACGAGATAAATAAACAGGCTCCAACTTACGCAAAAACAATGAAGTCTTACTCTGATTCAACTGAGTTGATTCGTGAGATTGAGAGGGCATTGTCTTTGGGTGATAAGGCTTCTGCTGATACCGCAATGCGTAAATTGCAGTCTTTGATGCGTAACAATGTGAATACAAATTACGGTCAAAGATTAAAACTTGCCCAACAATTAGAAGCCCAAGGTGGTCAGCAAATGATGCCTGCTTTGGCTGGACAAGCATTGTCTGATTGGACTCCAAGAGGAATTCAAAGAGCCACAGCGCCTTTGGGTGGTGTTGGTCTGTTCTCTGTTGGTGGCGCTCCTGCTGTGATTGGTGGCGCTATGGCTTCTTCACCCCGCATGGTTGGTGAGGCGGCTTATGGTGCTGGTAGAGCGACTAGAGGGTTATTGGATGTTGGTCAGCGTATTCCTGAACTTGACTATCCAACAATGTTTAATTTGCTTTATCAAGCAGAACAAATGAAATAAAGGAAAATCATGTCAAAAGACAAAATCAGCGATTACAGCAGTACCGCAAACTCAAACACGGACATTGCTGGCATTAACATAGACGAGGGTTGCGCTCCTTCAGGGATTAACGATGCCATTCGCACATTGATGGCTCAGTTAAAGACATGGCAAAGCGGTGGGCAGGATGTTTACATTCACCCTGCTGGTTCTGCTTCGGCTCCTTCTATTACAGCGAATGGAGACACCAACACAGGTATCTTCTTCCCTGCTGCTGACACTATTGCCTTTGCTGAAGGTGGTGCGGAGATTGCACGGTTTGACAGTTCTGGTAACTTAGGTTTAGGTGTTACGCCTAGTACATATTCAATAGGTAAAGTTGTTGAAGTGGGTTTCGCTGGTAATTCATTTTGGGGCTACGCTGCAAACACAAACTTAGTAACACAAAACGTTAATTTAGCATCTGGTGCTTTGAGATATTCAAGTACTAACCCCGCTTCTTTCTATCAGCAATCTTCAGGTGTTCACACATGGGGTGTTGCCCCATCAGGCACAGCAGGTAACGCCATCACCTTCACCCAAGCAATGACGCTTAATGCTAGTGGGAATTTGGGTGTTGGTCTAACCGATCCTTCTGCTTATGGCTCAAGTGTTCGCTTGCAGCTTTATAGAACATCTTTTCCTGAATTGTGTTTTGCTGATGATGCAACACCGTCTGCTACTGCTGCACCGAGAATTTCCGGTGGTAACGCTGAAATGCGGTTTAGCACCAACGGCTCAGAACGCGCCCGTATCGACTCCAGCGGTCGATTGCTGGTGGGAAAAACCTCAGCTGGCGATACTGTACTAGGTACTCAAATAGGTGGTGACGGATATATTACAGCCACTCGTTCAGACTCTACAAACGCGAATACTACATACCACGTTTATTCAACTGCTGCTGGTGCGTATCGTTTCTATGTTGGCATGGCTGGTACTGTTTTTGCAACATCTACAACAATCAGCGCAATTTCTGATATTCGCTTTAAAGAAAATGTCCGTGACTTGAATGTAGGTCTTGCTGAAGTGATGGCGTTAAAGCCTCGCTTGTACGATTGGAAAGAAGGTAAAGGCGCTGACATTAAGAATGCCCGTGGTTTTATCGCCCAAGAGTTTGAGGAAGTATTTCCTGACCTGATTGACGAATGGAAAGAAGCGCCACCAGAAGGTGAAGAACCCTACAAGTCAGTTCGTGCAGACCTGATTCCTGTTTTGGTCAAAGCCATCCAAGAACTCAAAGCAATCGTAGACGCACAAGCTGTTGAAATCGCAGCATTGAAAGGTTAAGCATTATGACAATCACATGGAAAATCAATAACCTAGAACGCCAAACCTCTGATGGTCTTGTAACAGTAGTGCATTGGGGTGTTACTGCAACTGAGGCTAGCAATGACCCTGAGAAGCCCTATGGTGCAGGTGTCTACAACACACAAGCCCTAGAACGTGGTGACTCATTCGTGAACTACGACACCCTGACTGAAGAAACAGTTCTTGGTTGGTTGTGGGGCAAGATTGACAAAGAAGCTGTGGAAGCTGCTCTAGAGGCTCAGATTGAGGCTCAAAAAGCGCCAGTAACCGCTAACGGCTTGCCTTGGGGTGAGTAATGGCAACCATTGACGCAACAGACGCTCGTCTGTCTACGCATGAAGAAGTGTGTGCGATGCGTTATGAGTCTATTAACAAGGCTCTAGAGCATGGCGAAAAGCGCATGACTAAGATTGAATATCTGCTTTATGCGGTGATGGCTGTTGTACTGCTCGGCCCTGGTGTCGGGGCTGAGTTCTTCAAGAAACTTCTGGGGATTTGATATTGACCCGATTTCTGCAATGCTCATGCTGTCAAGCGCACTCAAGGGCATACGCTCTTGCTGTGAGATGCTGTCAGAGGGCAAAGCAGAGATTCAGCGAATAAAGAAGGGGATTTCTGATGCTAAAGAGATTGCAAAGGAAGTTTCTGGCTTTTGGTCTTGGATTCAAGGGCTTTTCTTACCGAAGGATAAACAGCCTAGCGTTGTTGTCAAGGTTGAAGAACCGAAGAAGAAAGTAAAAGATGAATATGTTGATTACATCCCTGATGAAGATGCTGTAATCGACCAATTCATTCGCCATGTTGGAGACTTCTTTAAAGCGCAAGCCTATTTGGTGGCCTATAAAGAGGATTTAGAAAGAAAGGTCTTTAGTTCGTCACATGGAGACAATAACATTGGCGCATTGGAACTTATCTCGATTGAGACAAAGTTGGTCAAGTGTGGTGCTGAACTGAGGGAGTTGATGAACGAGGCTCCTGCTCAACTTGGCCCGTTGTACAGTCGTTATAAAGCGATGTACTCTAAGATTCTTGATGAACAAAAGAAAGCTAGGGAAAGGGACAGAAGAAACGAAAAGCAGAGGCGCGTAGACCAAATTAAGACGGAGAATGACAGGGTTGACCGCTGTGTTCCGCATTGGGTAACGCTTGGGCTAATCATTATCTTTTGGGTGTTTGTATGGCTAATATCGCAGAGTACGATGCAAAAATCTACTTTTGGGGGATGGTCTTATTCGCCACAGTTAGTTTTATCGCACTCCCTGCCGTTGCCTTTATCTATCTCGATAACAAGATTCTCTCTGAGCAAATGAAGGCAGACAGAAAGAAAACTGAGCAACTGAAACAGAAACTTGAAGAACAACTGAAAGAGGTAAAGCGTGAGACTCCTACCAATCCTAATCCTGATGGCGCTAGTGGGGTGCGAGGACAGATACCGATACACCTGCCAAAACCCCGACAAGTTCAATTTACCTGAGTGCCAAAAGCCTCGGTGTTTGTTTACCCAGACTTGCCCAGAATATTTAGTTGCACCTATCTTGGAGAAGAAAATTGAACAACCCCAACAAGCCGCCTCTGAGTCCAAGTGAGATTGAGGTTAGGGTGTGGGCCTTTGTGGTCGGCATCGTGACTGTCATTCTTGCTGGAATCGTATTCTTCATGCTGTATTCGGTGACCTTCGTGACACAGCCGATTAAAAGCATGGCTCCCATCGACCAAGGTTATCTCAAGATGCTGAACGACATTGTTTTGCTGATTGTTGGTGGCATTGGTGGGGTGATGACTAAACGAGCCGTTAGCTCATCTAGCTCACCTAGTGAGCCACCAAAGGGAGAATCGCCCCCAAAGCAAAGTGACCCATCAGGTGCGTTGCCTGTATGGGTCAATCCTGAACTAGATGAGACTTGGGTTCCACCACCACCGCCAACCACTCCAGCAGACCATTTAGAGCCTGACCATGAGCGTGAGGAATTGGCACTTGCAAGGGCAGAACTGAAATGATAAATCCGTGGCTGATTATTGGCGGTATTTGTATCGTTCTCGGAACTTACAAGTATGGCACTCATACTGGTTACAAAGAGCGTGATGCTGAGATGCAAGCTGAGATTGCTCGGTTAAATGAGGAATCTCGTGCCAAAGAACAGAAACTCGCCCAAGACTTAAACAACACATCTTCACAACTGAGAGAGGCTAACGATGTTGTCACTAAAAAACAAACTGATTTGGATGCTGCCATTCGTGCTGGTCGGGTGCGGCTCAACTCCTCAAGTTGCGTACAAGCCGCCACAAGTGCCGCCTCTGCCAGCGGAAATCAAACCGAAGCAAGCGAATCTGAGCGAGAGACTCTCCGACTTATTGCTCAACTCGCAGCAGAAGGGGATAGGGCAATCAACGAACTCAACGCCTGTATCGCAGCCTACAACCAAGTAAGGGATACGATAAATGGTCAACGCTGAACAACTGGCAAAACTCCATATCGGTGCTGAATGGGTTGATGCGCTTAACGAGACTTTCCACAGGTTTAATATTGACACTAAGCGCAAACAAGCCGCCTTTATTGGTCAATGCTCACATGAGTGCGGAAACTTCAGGATTCTTGAAGAAAACCTAAACTATCGTGCCGCCACCTTAATGAAGCTGTGGCCTAAACGCTTCCCAACTCAAGAGATTGCCAACAGCTACGAAAAAAATCCTAAACGCATCGCCAACATGGTTTACAGCGGTCGTATGGGAAATCGTGACGAGGCTTCTGGCGACGGGTATCGTTTCCGAGGCCGTGGATGTATCCAATTGACAGGGCATAGCAACTATTTCCACGCAGGAAAAGCTCTCGGAGTTGACTTCGTGATGGAGCCTGACCTTGTAGCAACTCCAAAGTTTGCCGCCCTGACTGCTGGATGGTTTTGGTCAACCCACAACTGTAACGAGCTTGCAGAAAACGGAACGCCTTTAGACTCGGCTGGAGAGTCCACTTGGGCTAACCTGACCAAGAAAATCAATGGTGGGACTATTGGACAGGCTGATCGAATAAAGCATATCCGTGAGGCTCTAGCCGTTCTCTGATGCTTTCAACGGCTAGGATGTAACCCTGAATAAAGAACTCACGCTCTGTCGGGGTGCATTTTGTCCCGCCCAACATCGTCTCTAGGGCTTTCTGGGCTTGTAGGTAAGTCTGTTTTGTCTGGCTTATCATCTAAGTCCCTGCCAAATATTGCATCCCAACGGGAATTATATTCTTCCTGAGAAACGCTGATTGGGCGTGGTGCGCTGCCTTTACTCATTTGACGCACTCCAAATCGCCATGAGAGCAATAAATATCAATCCAACTATAAGAGCGCCCAAACCAAGAATCGTTACAAGAATCAAGATATTCGTCATACAACTCCCCTATGAGAATCATTCCAAAGACTAAGAAAATCATTTAGCCACCATCACTCTCTGCTGTCTACCTGACTTTCCTACCCTTGTGCCGTTTATCTGAATAAAGCCTTTGTCTAAAAGCGCCTTGTATCTTGCCGTTATCGAGGAATATGGCATAGAAGGAAACATCTCAAGAATCTGGTCGCTGATGCAACCAGCCTCGCCAAAGCCTTTAATCGCCTCATAGACGAGCTTTTCTAACCTTGATGTGTCAACCTTCTCTGCCGCCTCAAAAGAGGTTTGTGGGTCGTTTTTACGAAACAATTTACCGAAAAATGTGCCAAATTCCATGTGTCTTACTCCGTCTTAAGTTGGCTTGAATTTTCTCAAAAATCTATATCTTCGTCTTTAGGAAAGTCGTTTTTTTCCTTTGGTTGGTTCAGATAACACCAACCAGACCAACCGCCCTCAACTACTGGAACTTGGTCAATCTTGAGCATTGGCCCGTTCTTTGTCTCAATGACTGAGCCGATTCGCTGATAGCGGTTCTTTTCCTGACCTTCAGAATTTGTGTATTTGCCCACGATTGTGGAGACTTCATATTGTGTTTTAGCCATTGTTTTCTTTCAAATCATTTAGTTTGCTTACTTTTACATCCAATTCCATCAGAAACGACAGAACTTCTTTCTCCAGCATTGATATGTAATCTTCATCCCTTTGGACTCGCTTAATAAACAACTGGAGTTCTTTTGGCATCCGTGGGTCAAAACTCACGAAATCGCACCATTGTCGGTCGGTGCAAGACATTTGCCATTGCATCTGAGTGACATATTTGCCTGGCACAGTCTGCGTCAGCAAGGTATCAATATGCGTAGCTGTGTTTGGGCATTTGATTTCCACCAGACCATCATCCCCAACAATCCCATCAGGTGATGCGCCAGCCTGTTCAATGCGTGGGTGGGTAATCATGGCTACCTCATCCACTAAAACATCCATCTTTGCCTCATACGCTGCCCTAGCAAGCGGTTCGTTATCCGTACCCCATTGCATTGCGGCATTTGTGTAGGACTCTGCCACAGTTCCTGTCATGCGCTCACAGACCAATTGCGCCATGTAATTCTCACGGCTGGTTGAATATCCTGTTTTGGTCTTGGCAATCACATCAGCTACTCGGCTTGCGGTTACTTTACCCAAGCGCTGTGCGAACCATTCTGGTGTTCCCTGTTCAATCATTCTTGACCTTTCAATTTCAATCCATGTTCAGCCATGGCTTCTCTAACAAGTTGTACGCCTTTTGCGCCCAAGTTAGGAATTCTTTTTAAATCTCGTATATCCCATTTACATAACTGTTCTTTTGTATAAATATCTTCTGCTCTTAAGCAACGAAAATATCTAACTGGTAAATTTAACTCATGCAAATCAGCATTTTTATATAGTTGCTCTCGTTCTTTTTCTGCCACCCATTCCGCATGGATTCTGTCGCGATGATTTACCATTTCAATCGCTAACCGATAAGCTGTTTGAGCCAATGCAAATGGATTGGTAATTCCAAATTTTTCAACTTGTGCTGTCATTGCGTTTGTCGCAAAGTGATCTAACAATTCTTCTTTAGTCATGCCAAACTCGCTTTCTTTTCGTCTTTAGCTGCAATGATTTTCTTCTGCCAGTTGGCATCAGTCCCACAAGCCTTGTAAGCCGCTGTGTAAGCCGCCTTTAGTTCGTCAGAATCTTTTGCGTCTTGGATTGCAATCAGGTGGTCAGCCATTGCGCTTGAATCCACAGTTGTCTTTTTAGGTCTGACAGCAGCCTCACCATCGTCATCCTCTGGAGCGATACCACAAGCTGCCATGAGTGACGCTCTGCGACCATAAGTCAAAGCTGACATAAAGCCTTGTGGGTCGTTCTTTTGTGCAGGGAAGAACAAACAACCACACTCAAGCATCTCACCTGATTCGTGGACAAACACAGTCTCAACCATGATGCCGTTCTGATGGTCATAATTCTTCTGAAGCAAGAAGATGCCATTGTTATTCAATGCGTCAATCACGGCCTCAACGCAGTTTGAGAGATTTGCGTATTTGCTACGGAAGTGTGGATTAGTTGCAGTCTTGAGTGCAGGGCCAAATTCTTTTTGTGCTTTGACCAAAGCTGTTGCGATATTTTTCATTTTGTACCCCACACAAAAATGTCCAAGATAACAACAGCGAAAGCCACCAAGCTGACAGCAATCATTACTTTGTCAACGAGAGGCATTGTGTCGCTTGGGACTTCTATTGCTGCGCCATTCTCAAGTGTGGCAGGGAACGCCTCATTGAGTGTGCGTGGGAAAGTGCGGGTGGTGTCATTGATTTCCATAAGTTACTCCTTAAAAGACCTTCGGCGAAGGCATGACTAGATATTACTTGATTCCAGCTTATGTGTGACCATAAAGCCAAAAATAAATCCGATTGCTGTTGTCAAAATGCGACATTCCATTGTCCACTCAGCAGGGTTAAAGCTAACCGAGATGAATGAACCGATGAGATAGAAGAACGCAAGAGTCACAGCGAACGGGAGCAGGGTTAGGGCGATTGTCTTTATCACGGCGTTTTCTCCAACCTTTAGCGATAAACATTATCAAGAGCCTTCAAATTGAGAGTGTCAATTGCGTAATCAATCTCTCGCTGAATTGCATCGTCTTTCTGATACTTTGCGTATTGGCGCTCAAAGTCCTCGATGACGCTTTCAGAGAGAAGGTTGTAAATGCAATCTTCAGAATTGATGTAGACATTCCACAAGCTGCCTGTGTACTGTTCAAAGTGACACACGAACTTAGCGCTGGAATCGTGGTGGGTGAGGGTAAGAATATCGAACATATAGATACCTTATTCGATGAAATATTAAGACTCAAGATAAACAGAAGGGGCAACTTCAACCTGAAATTCGTTGATTGCCCAATACATTGTTTTTACAGCATCACGCTGAGATTCCAAGGATTTGTAAAGCTCAACTTGACCATTGTTGTGCGCTTGGATAAGTTCTGCGTTGATTGCGTTGTATTTTTCAACAAGCAATTGATACGCTTGGTCTAATGTTTCAAGAATTTGTGTTTCCATCTAAATGCTCCTTAAAAGACCCTCACAGCGAAGGCATGAATAAATCATAAGACAAAAACAACGCCTTGCAAAAATATTTTTAGTGTGTTGTAAAAACCAAACAGTTTTGTCGCCTTTTTGATACACAATAAATTATGTACTTCCCAAAATGCTTTCCTGACCACAAAACTTATAGAGAATGGGTGGGTTACGCCAAACAAGCGAGAGAGAATGTTTCTCCCTGCGAGGACTGTCTTGTTTCCTATGAACTCAAGATGAAATCACAGGGTAGATGCGAGAGGAATTGGTTAACAAAAAACTTAGTCATTGGCAGAAAATCATTATCCCAAGGAATGTTTGAATGAAACTCAGAAACGCTCACAAAGACCTATTAAAACGCCTGACCTATGGCCCGAAATCCACAAAGTCTTTCACTCACGGAGACTCAGGAAACAGCCAGCTTGGTGTTCACTTTCAGAGATACCTAGACGAAATGGCGCAACAGGGTCTCGTTGTTGTAATTTCGCAACACGGAGAAGATATGTGGCATATCACAGAGCATGGTCGGAAAAATCTCGATGCTCCGAAGATAGCGACAACAAGAAAAATCGTAGCTGGCACGACTGTCGGCAATTACGATGGTAGAGAATTGACTAGGACTTGTCAGCGACCTGGTGCGTATGAATTCCTAGACTATCCCTCGCTCATGGGTGATGAGCGTATTTACAGAGGTGTTTTATGAAAACTTTGATTGGAATCTCACTAGCCTTAGCTTCTTTTGTCGCACAGGCTCAAATGTCAACCCACACCTATTGGGTGAATGGTAAGGCTGTCACTTGCACCACATCGTGCTTTGGCAATGGTCAATCTTGCACAACTAACTGTTTCTGATGAGCTACGCTGACATTGAAATGAAGGTTGTGCAATGGGGAGAGAAGCGAGGAATCGTGCAAAACTCTACCCCAGAGGCACAAGCCACAAAGACTCAGGAAGAACTCAACGAGCTTATCGAGGCCATTAAATCTGGCGATAGGGCGGCTATGGCTGATGCCTACGGAGATATTCTGGTGACTTTAGTCATGGGCTGCGCCTGTGCTGACTTAGACCTTGTGGAGTGCTTCAAAGGCGCTTATGAGGAAATCAAAGACCGCAAGGGTTATCTCGGGGCTGATGGAATCTTTGTGAAAGAGGTATAATGTTTTGAAACAGGGCTAGGTCTGAAGTCATGAGCAGACCGAAAAGCGAACCTCCCGCCTGCCTGCGTTTCTTTTCTGGAGGGTTTGCGAGGATGCCTTATGGCCACAAAAGTCGATATATGGATGCCGCTATACATTGCGGATTATTTGTCTGCCACCTCACGGCTGACTACCGAACAACATGGAGCATATTTGCTTCTTCTAATGGATTATTGGAAAAATGGCGCTCCGCCTGACAATGATTCAGTTCTTGCACAAATAACGAAACTTTCACCAGATGCTTGGGCTAATGCTCGGACTATGCTTCAACCATTCTTTGAAATACAAGATGGAGCATGGTTTCAGCCTAGAGTTGAAAACGAAATGGCAAAAGCCAATCACAACAAACAGGCTAACAAAGAGCGTGGTTTAAAGGGTGCTCAGGCTAGATGGGGTAATAAAAATACTCCAAGCATAGTCCAAGCATACTCTGAGCAATGCTCGGCAGATAGCACATCACCTTCACCTTCATCTTCAAAAAATAAAAAGAAAGAGAAAGCAACTAGCGTTGCTTGTCCTGATTCTGTTGATAAACAGGTTTGGAATGATTGGATGACAGTACGCAAAGATAAAAAAGCCAAGACGCTCACCGAAACTGGATGGAATCAGTTTGTTAAGCAGGTAGAAAAAGCTGGCTGGACTATTGAGCAAGCAATTAGCCATTGTTGTTTAAAGCAATGGGTCGGTTTTGAAGCTGATTGGGTAGCCAAAAAGACTAGTTATCAGGATGTTATCCACCAGACTACCCCAACACCTGCCAACCATGACGCTGCCCTACGCAAGATTGAGGAAGATGCAAAGAAGGCTGTTAAACCAAACTCTGAGGTTCAGGCCAAGATTGCTGAACTTTTAAGGGGTAGAGCATGATTTATAAAAATGGACTTAGAACACCTGAAAAACTGCGAAGCAAAAGAATGGCTGAACCGCTACGCACAGAAGAAATCGACTCTAGGCTCAAGAAAAGCGCTTGCATGGTGGATGGGCGTATTAGAGGACTTGCGGAGAATCAGAGGCGAGTCCGCTACTTTGGATTTGAGGCAGCGCATGAACAAATTGAAAGGTCAAAAATGATTTATAAAACTTTTGAAGATTGGTCAAATGGCAGGTTTTTAGAAACAGGTGAGCATAGAAAAAAGGCATACTCAAAAGAAGAATTAGACCTAATTGAGATGGGTTGGAATTATGGGCATGATGCTGGTGTAGAGTGGCAAAAAAGACAGTTAGCATTAGATAAAAAGGCAGATAACGCAAGAGAACTTGGTTTAGATTACGAGGTGAAGTCATGATAGAAATTGAATATGTTTTGACAGTACAAGACACACCGAAAGAAGAAAACAGTTTACATTGGTACGCATTTAATTATCGTAATGCTTCAACAGAAAATGCTAATGAAATGTTTTTGGCGCTTGAAAACTATGTTAATGAACAGGTTAAAAAAAGAACTTGTGACGAACTCGGAGTCTGCCAAAAAATAAACTGTGAGGTTTGTTTATGAGATACGCCGCTAGGGTAGACGCAAACCAAGACCAGATTGTTTCTGCTTTGAGGGCGGCTGGCGCTTATGTGTGGATTATCGGATTGCCTGTGGATTTGTTGGTTGGATACAACAATAAGACTTTTTTAGTTGAGGTTAAGACAGATTCAAAGAAAAAACTGACAAAATTACAGACAGAGTTTTTTGAGAAGTGGTGCGGTGGAACTCTCTGCCGCATTGATGGCCCTGAAGCAGCTTTACGAATTATTGGAGTGGTCAAGTGAGATACGAATTAAGAACACCAGAACAAGCAACATCTCTGATGCAGTCTCTTTGGCCTAAAGTCAAAGAAGCTATCAAAGGCGGTAAACAGTTATCGCTTGAGATTAAGCCTATCAACAAAAGCCGTGAGCAAGAAGAAAAGTATCACGCAATGATTGGCGAGATAGCAAAGCAAGCACAACACTTAGGCGCTAAGTGGATTGCTGAAGATTGGAAACGACTGTTGGTAGACCAATTTTGCAAAGATACAGGATTGACAGGAAGCAAAGTAATTCCAAATCTTTCTGGTGATGGAATCGTGCAACTTGGCTTTCAAACCCGCAACTTCACAAAAGAACAAGCAAGCGAGTTTGTTGAATGGCTACATTCTTGGGGTGCAAATAACGGAATCACTTTTACGGAGAAAACATGAGCGATATTCAATATTTCATTTTCGGTGCTTTGTTTGTTTTGATTTTCAAAATCTTAGCTGCCGCAACAGAAATTCTCATCAAGCACATTGAAAAATACAAATGAAGTTTGTCACGAAAGTAAATCGCAATACTGGCATGAATCCTATTGCCAGAGCGATTGCCAAGCAGAAACTCAAAGAATCAATAACAAGCCACAGAATCTCAATATTCCTTTTAGACGATGGTGAAGATGCCTCAAGCGAGATGGTCGCTACTTCCCTTCCCGTCTATGCAATGATGACTTGTTTAGAAGAACTCAAGCAGACAGACTCAGTTGAATATAGAAAGTTAAAAAGTGCAGGACACATTCTTTTACGATGCTCAGAATCAGGATTCAAGTGGAAACGAGAGTACACAATCACAATCGACAACGCCCTCGAAATCTGTCAAGAACAATGGACAAGAATCCCACCACAAACCCTCAACCGAGCGATTAATGCCCTCACTTCAGCGCCTGTTAAGCAGAACTGAAGAAGATGGAGACTGCCTGATTTGGAAATCCACCCTGAACCACAACGGCTATCCGACCATTCGGTTTTCGCAAAAGACTTGGAATGTCAGAACAGTTATCGGGATTCACTACGGAAAGTCAAAGCGCAAAGGGGATGTTTACACCACAATCTGCAAAAACAAACTCTGCTTGGCTGAAGGACACATGAGGGCGGTTAGCCGAAAGGTCTTAGCCGAGAAAATGGACAAGTCTTATGCCTCAAATCCTGTGAGGGCGGCAAAGATTTCAGAAAGCAGCCGTAAACGGGGCAAATTGAGCGTAGAGAAGGCTAATTTAATTCGGTTAAGCCCTGACACCCAGAAAGCACTTGCAGAGCGCTATGGGGTCTCTAAACGGGTCGTGTGGGAGATAAAGCGTGGAATTAGGTGGAAAGACTACAAATCTAACTTTTGGGGTGGTTTATGACAAAAGATGACATTATCCGTTTTGCAATTAAATGCAAACTTGTAAACACAAATAATCGTGATGGCATTTACATGGATGCGCTTATAGACTTTGCCAAACTGGTAGCAGAGCGTGAGCGTGAAGAATGTGCAAGGCTTTGTGAAGAAGAACGAATAAATGCTGTTCATTATTCCGCAACAACTCAATCAAACTGGTTAGCTAGAAAGATAAGAGCAAAATGATTCATTATCATGGTATGCCAATAACTCCTGCCACAGCCGCCGCCAAAGCCGTTGATGCTGGTCATTCGTTTGTGTCGTTTGCCCATCCTGACCAACTTTCTATTGCAATTGAACTTTGTCAGTCGTTTGCAATTGATAATGGTGCGTTCTCAGCTTGGAAAAGTGGGAATCCAGTAAAAGATTGGGATGCTTTTTACGATTGGGCGCTTAATCTTAAAAAAGTACCATCCTGCGACTTTGCGGTGATTCCTGATGTGATTGACGGAACAGAAGCAGACAATGATGCTTTGCTTAAAGATTGCCCACTTCCTGAATGGTTTGGCGCACCTGTCTGGCATATGCACGAAAGTTTAGAGCGCTTAGAGCAGTTGGCGAACACTTATGTCAGGGTTTGCATTGGCAGTTCTGGTGAGTTTGCAACAGTCGGAAGCCAGGCGTGGTGGTCAAGAATAGGGCAAGCCATGAGGATTTTGTGCGATGAGATGGGTAGACCAATGTGCAAACTTCATGGTTTGAGGATGCTTGACCCTGCTATTTTTACTAAATTGCCATTTGCATCTGCTGACAGCACAAATATTGGTCGAAACATAGGAATAGATAACAATTGGAAGGTTGGCAACTATTTGCCGCCAACAAAAGAAATGAGGGCTGCCGTAATGCGCTCAAGAATTGAATCTCACAATGCCCCTGCTGTTTGGGGTTTCCATCAAGTTGAACAAGGACTTTTACTGTGATTTATCCAATTATTTACATTTTTGCATTGGTGGCTGCTAACCTTTTGGTTGCCACGATTGGCCCGTGGTTTAGCGTAGTAAATTCTTTTGTTTTGATTGGTTTAGACCTGACGCTTAGAGACAAACTACACGACAAATGGAATGGAAATCCAATAAAGATTGGTGGATTGATTGTGATTGCTGGCGCTGTCAGCTACTTGTTAAATCCTGCGTCTGGTCAGATTGCAATTGCTAGTGTGGTTGCTTTTACTTTGTCAATGGTTGCTGATTCCTTTGTTTACCAAAAACTAAAAGAAAAATCTTGGGAAAAACGCACAACAGGCTCAAACTTGGCTGGAGCTGCTGTGGATTCTTTGACTTTCCCGACAATCGCTTTTGGTGGTCTGATGCCTGAAATCGTTGCAATGCAATTTGCGTCTAAAGTAATTGGCGGTTTTATTTGGTCTAAGTTGATTAAAAAATGATACCTAAGTTCAAATATTTCCGTTCAAAGAAGCATTTAAAGAATGTTGCGTCTTTGGCCTGTCAGCATTGCGGACTAGAAGGCTCAACCCAAGCGGCTCACTCTAATCGTCTGATACATGGTAAAGGCCGAGGCGTGAAGGCAAGCGATGAGTACACAGCGGCTTTGTGTATCCGATGCCACTTTATCCTTGACCAAGGTTCAAAACTCACAAAAGAGGAACGGATAGATATGTGGGAAAAAGCCCACAGAAAGACGATTGAGAGATTGATAGAGCTTGATTTGTGGCCTGATGAGGTTAAAATTTAAGCGTTGAAACGACTATGTTGTAGAAACAGTTGGTGGGTAGTTGGCGCTACCCCCAACACGCATGGGGATTGGGAATTAGGCAGAGACACGAGTTGAATCGTGACTTTGACGCATCTCACCAGAGGATGTTTGCCGAATATTCTGGTTTTACAGTCCTTATCCGTGTTGGGAATCTGAGCAGTTGCCAACATTTAGGCGGTTTACGGACTGCCTCTTTTTTTGTAGAATGGGATAAAACCCTGAAAGGCTTATATGGCTGGACTCTTGGCCCCTGCTGCCGAAATTAAAATTGAGATTGAAGAAATCGAGGCAGAAAAGCCCGTTATCGAAGGTCTGACTACCGAATCAAACGCAAAAACCCGTGACACATTGGTTGAGACACAGATGCTCGGCCCTGTCAAGGTTGACGCTCCAAACTCAGAGTTCTGGCGTGGTTTGGCGAATGTATGGCGCATTTCCCCTGACCAAGCAAAGCGCCGCCTGTGCGCTAACTGCGAGTATTTCGATGACCAACCAGACACTTTAGAGGCGATGGAAGTCGTGCCTCAAGACGAGTTTGATGCTGATGGTGGTGGTCGTGGTTACTGCCATAAATTTGAGTTCATTTGCCATAATCTACGAGTCTGCAAGGCTTGGGAAAAGGCTCCCGTTATGAAAGAGGCTGAATATGATGATGAGTAAATCTCAAAAGAAAATCGGCAAAGTCATGGGTGAATACAAATCTGGCAAACTGAAATCATCTTCAGGCCAGAAAGTAAGCAACCCAAAACAAGCTATTGCCATCGCCATGTCAGAGGCTAAGATGCCGATGCGTGGTCAGCGCACAGCTAAGAACAAGGCTAAAAAATGAAGGGTCTCTATGCCAACATCGCTGCGAAGCGTGAGCGTATTGAGAAACAGAAAGCCGCAGGTAAGACACCTGAACGGATGAGAAAGCCTGGCACAAAGGGCGCTCCCACGGCTAAAGCCTTCAAAGAAGCTGCAAAAACCGCCAAAAAGTGATTTCTAAAAAACTTCACTTTGTCTGGATTGGTGACGAAACCAAGCGCCCAGACCATTGCATAAACACTTG